TGTAGACCGAGTTGAGCTGGTCACCCGCAAGGCCCTGCGCCCAGCATTTCAGATAGATCGTGTCGGCATGTGCAGCCGTTGCAGCGAGCAGCGATGCGGCGATGATGGTTGCTTTCAGCTTCACTAAGCGTCGAGCGCCGGATTGACGGGCTCGCCATTCCACTCGGCGATTGCTTCGCTCTTTTTTGCGTCCCAAATCCTTGCCCCACAGCGCGGGTGGCAGCTGATGAACCAGCTGCCACCGTACTTATGGAGCCGAGGATAAGGCAAACCGCATCGCGGGCACGGCAACAATCTAGGCTGCATCGATCACCGTGAAATTATCGCTTGAAGATGTCGGACCGGATTTCCTCCGGTGGCATCCCAATGATCTCCGACACGGTCAGGACGCGGAGCGGCGGCACGCGCTTCGACTTGTAAACCGCTTGCTTATCAATCCCCAAGGCTTCGGCGATCCGAACCGCCAAGCCGCGCTTGGCCCTGATCAGGGCGATGGCAGGTCGATTTTGGCTTTGCTCATGCCCGCAATGATAAGCCAGACGTTCCTTTGGTTCAATCGCCGGAACTAGGCTGTGGACAGCGCCTCAAGCTCCGACTCGTCACATGGTTCGTAGGCGTCGGGCAGTGGCACTATCGGCTGCAGCCCGCTCGCAATTCGCATGGGGTTGACGCGGTCTACGCAAGCCTGACAGATCGGCTCGCGCTTGCCGGTCACCGCCGAACAACTCGGCACCCTCATCGGGTTGAAGCTGAACGGCCTACCGCAGCTGATGCAGGGGCCTGTAACAATGACGTAGCCCATCTGGCTAAACCTCCAACTTCGACAGCGCCGCACCGGCATCGACCATAAGTTGCCGCAGCTGTCGGAGCCTCTCGTCGGACTCCGGCGACGCCAGTACCGCCGTGCTGATGCGAACAGGATTGACCCGTCGCTGCCAACCGCCCTCAATGACGCCCCTCGCTTCGAGCACCTCAAGACGCCGCCTCACCGCGGGGCGCGACATTCCCAATTCATCCGCCAATCGCTGTTGGTTGGTCGGCCTTCTTGCGAGATGCGCGATGAAGATCGCGTTGAAAATCACAACCATCTCGACGGATTCCTTGAAGGGCATCTCGGGAAGAAATCTGTCGCCAGTGAGGCGCAGGACGTCGAACACCGTTTTCCATATGATCACACGGACTTCTTGATGGGGAATTTCCAATTCGGTCATTGACAGTTCGTTCAGTTGTTCTGGCTTGGATTTCGGAAATGTTTTTGGCATCGCGAGTTCCCTTGCGATTATTTGACGCATTCGACCTCTCCTGCGAGCGCGGTGTTGCAGGACTTGTCTTTGCTAGCGGCGGCGAAAGAAAAAACTTGGGAGAATTAGGCGCGAGCTGGCGGCGCGGTCTTAGGGTTAGCGAGCAGCCAGTACAGCGGCACCGAATATCCCTGCGCGGTCGGGCTTGCGTCGTGCATCACCCGGCGCGCGGCCACCGCGAGGGACGCAAGAAACCACATCGCTATGATGCCGTCGTTCAGCTCCGGCTTGGCGGGCGGCTTCGTGTCCGGCAGCGGTGCCACGAGATTGACGATGTCGTTGGTGACCAAATTGGCCATCTCGGGGAGATCGACGGTTGGGTCGATATTCCAGATGTTGGTCCGATCCTGCGTGAAGAGGGCAAATGCCAGCACGAACGCCACGAAGGCGGAAACCGCGACTGCCTTGGTCTTCGATATCGAACTAACGCGCATGGCCGAACCGTTTCTTGTCTCAAGCAAATTTTTTTTTGGGACCTGCCCAAATACGATAGCGATGCGTGGTTGTATAGTCCTTCCTTCATTCTTTGCTAAAAGTTAATGGCCGCCGCAATTTTTGCTTGGCCGCTATGCGCCGCGCGTCTCCAATCGGCATGGTCATTTTTTCGCCGCACAAAAAAGCCCCGCCGAAGCGGGGCCAATTCAGGGAGGAGAGATTGAAACTTGCTTACGTCATTTCTTCTTTGGTTTCGTTTTCGGTTTCGTGTCTGTTTCAGTTGGCTGCGGCGGTTCTGGCAGGCCCGTAAACGGCAGTGCGCCCAATGGCGGTCGCTCCGGTGCTCCCGGCTGCAATGGCGGTCGCTGTTCTGGCGCGGGCAACGGTTTGGCACTCGTTGTGTGATCCTCCAATGCTTGCTGGCCCTGTGCCGCCAATGCAGCGCGCGCCTCGGCGTCGCGTTTCATCGCGGCGTCGCGCTCGTCCCATGCGCGCCGCGCGTCGGGATTGCGTTCCAGATAGGCGCGATGCTGCGCATCCAGCTCATCCGGCGTCGGCGCGGTGGGATCGGGCGGCGGTTTGGCGCGTTTCATGAACTCCTGAAATTCCTTTATGCTTCGGATTGTTTGGTTCGCTTGCTTGTGACCTTTGAACTCCACCTCGCCTAGCTCGCCGTACCATTGCACGGCAGAGATATTGCGCCCGCGCAAGGCTTGGAGATCGACATTCATCACCTTGCCGTCGATGACGATGATATTGTCATCGACCTGAATTGAAACGCGCATCAATGTCTCCCTAACAGCGGACGAATTTGCCCTACCTGCAATGCGATGTTGAGAGCTTCCGATGTGGAAGCCACAACATCATTGCGGAAGCTTTCCATTGCCGCGCCGGTCTGCCGACCGACTTGCGCATTCTCCACCAACAGCATCGGCAGAACAGCAATCGCGCAATGCCAATTATCAATCATCTCTTCGCTTTGCGGATTTTTGCCAAGGATGCGCGTGAACCAAGGACACTTATGGCAGACTTCGCTTGTGTCCTTTTGATGCAGCGGACAGATTTGGCCCTCGAGCGCATGGGGAATTTGCATTGGCATGGCCGACCTCAATTCTTGCTGCAAATGATCACATCGCAATATTGGATTGCCATCGTGATCGGATGGTTGTGCGCGCCGCCGCCGCTGTTGGTGCATTGCACTTGGATGGTCTGCGCATATTGCGAATAGCTGCCATAGGTGATGCCGCCTGAGCCCGCATCGTTCGCGGCGACGGCAGGATTGGCATAAGCACTACCCGTGCCGTACCAGCCATATCCAACCGCATAGGGGAAATAGGCGCTTGAGTTTGCAACGGCATAGGTCGTGATGGTGTTCACCGCGCTGGAAAGCAATCCGGCTGGATGCTCAGCGAGCGTCAGCGTGTGATTGCCGGTCGCGGTTTGCGCCATCACCGTCGAGAACGGATTGGTGCCGCCACTCACGCCGCCTGATCCTGAGACGACGCGCAGCGCCTTGTCGTTATTCGTCGTCTGCTTTGTCCAGCCGACCGGCGCTGCCGCCTGATAGAACACCATCACCGTGCCCGATGGAATCGGATTGGGCATGCCGATGTTGGTTTGCGCCTGCGTCTGCTGGCCACTCGTCAGCGTTTGCGCGATGTCATAGCGAACGTTGCCTTGAGCGGCGAGCGTTGAAATTCCAGTATCGACATAATGCTTGTCGGCTGCGTCCGTTGGATTGACGGGATCACCAGGAAGCGTCAGTGCTCCCGTCATCGGCGCTGTGCCGTCCGTCCACACTGGCACTTTGCCGGGACCGGGCGGCGCAACGCCATGCGTTGTCCATAGCGTCCCGTTCCAAGTGTACTGCGGTTGCCCGGTTGTCGGGCTCACCGGATATTTGTCGCCGACTGCCGGCGTGTTCGGGAAGTCCATCGCCATATCATGCATCCCTTCCGCGACGGTCGATCCAGCCGATTGTCGCGATGCTGTAGCTCGGACCTGTCGCGTTCGCGCGCACCCTGATGCGACCGCTCGTATCAGTTCGGATAGAGAAATTCCCAGTTGAGATTGATGATGTCGCAGAAAGTACAGCGAGCGAAGAAATCGCATTCGAAGGCGATTGATCAGTGACATCAGGCGACGAGAACAAAATCGCGCCCGACCCGCTTGCGGCGTCGGATCGTCCGCTGAACAACGCGTTCACTTGGACACCTGTCGGCACGGTCAGCGGTTGCAGCGCCGCCGCTGTTGACCACGCGACGGTCGTGTAATCGGCGGTATAAGCCGTCCACAAGAACTCGTCGCCGAGTTGCACGAAGCCTTGCCAGTTGCCCACGCCGCCGACGCGGATCGAGCCAATGCGCCGGAATAGCGTAAAGCCTGATGGCAGTGTCGGCGCGCTCGGCGAGAGCGAAAACAGCACATCGACAACAGCGGTCGTCGGATTTTTGATGACGAAGACATGATACCAAGTGTTCGTCGCAGCAATGGTGCCAGTGTCCAATCCTCCGACGCCGCTACCTGCCGCCCACGCCGCTTGCGTCTTACTGATCGACTGACCAAGCGTTAGCCAATCGGTGTTCGTACTATCAGCCGCCGCGCCGGGAGCAACGGCAAATGTTGTCGAGGCACCTGCCGTTGACATGACCAGCCCGGCAAGCTCACTGCGCACGACGTTGGTGCTCGTCGCGGTCCAATTGCCAAACTCGGTGATGATGACAACGCCCGGAGCGCCCGTGCCGCCCGGAGCGTTTGCGGCGACCGCTGCGAAACACGCGCCGCCAGCGCCACCGCCATAACCAAGCCCGTTTGCGCCAACGCTTGTCGCGCCAACTCCCGGCGTCGTCGTTTGACCGCCTGAACCGAGAATTGAATTGCCGCCTTTATTGGACGCAACACTGACTGAACCACCAGCACCGTTATTGTAGAATGACGGGCTGCCGGTCTGCCCGATCATACTGAAATCGCCGACGCCAATATTACCGCCGGTGCCGCCTTGACCATAAGAGCCGACACCGTTGACGCCGTTCGAACCGTTGCCGCCCGGAGCGTTGACGAGCGAGCCGACAGAAGATTGGCCGCCAGCCTGACCGGCGTTTGCGCCTGACGCGCCAGCAGGGCCGCCCGCGCCAACGGTTACAGCCTGCGACGCACCAATCTGCGCAGCGGTGCATGTCCTCCTTGAATAAGTGCCGCCACCGCCGCCGCCGCTGCCGTTGAACGTGTTTGTTGCGGCGGTGCCCGCAACGCCACCGCTGCCGCCACCACCGCCTTGGCATTCGATGATGCAATAGAGCATCCCGCTTGTCGGCGTATAGGTGCCGCTCGCGGTGAAAACTGTCACCTTCGCGTTAATGGCGATTGATGATTGCGCGACGCTCTGCGGCACCCACTCGGTGCCGTCCCATCGCCAAACTGGCACGCCCGGAGTCGGCGGGGCCGGGAAAAGCTGACCCGTGACCGGCGTGTTGGGAAAGTCGAGCGCCACTTAGATCATCCTAAAGTTTGCGTACCAAAGCCCGGTGTTGCCCCATCCGTTGAAGTTCGTCAGCGACGTGCCTTGAAAGCGGAAGGAATATGCGTCCATAGCGAACGATGCCGGCGTGAACGCCGCAAAGCCTGCGCCGCTCCAATAATTCCATGTGCCCGCAATGTTGATGACCGGAGTTGTCGCCGGAAACTTGACCACCCTGAACGGAATGCTGCCATAGGCGGACGTGATGCCAGATGTGGTCATGCCGCGATAATCATAGAGTTGCATTCCGACTTCTTGATAGCGCATGCACGCGGTGAGCTCTTCATCGTAAGGCCGCATGATGAAAGCCGACCTCGCCGCGCTCGGTCCTTCGTTGCCGGGATGCACCGTCAAGCCAGTCATGCCGACATAGTTGCCACTGGTCGCGAAGAAATTGGTGGTTGATGATGTGCCGAAATAGTTGCCAGCCGCCCAAGCGTTCGGTGTTGGTGATTGATAGGTCGTGCCGCACATGAAGCAAAAGTGGATTTCTGCCGCAGCGGCATTGCCAACAGCCCAAGTGCCAGCCGTATCGCCGGGAATGGTGACGCTAAAATATTGCCAGCCGCCGCCGTTGTGAACGAGATTGGTGATATAGCTGCGGTTGATTGCGAAGTTTCGAATGCCCACGCTGAACGTGCCGCCGCCAAATCCATTCCACAACCAAAAGCTAATCGTGACCGGCTGCGCATTCGCCCCGCCATATGCAAGCCGCTGCCAGCGAAGCCCCTCGAATGGTTGAAACATCACGGCGTAGTCGCCAGCCGCCACCGCGCCGGTCGCTGTTGATGCGAGTAATTCCAGAAAAAAGGGAATACCGGGAGGGCCACCGCTCGATTGAGGAATGAGCGAAAAGACGCCAGCCGTCGATTGCCGTGATGCAAGCCACTGATCAAGTGATATTTGGCTTGCGCCGTTAGCAACCGCTATGGTTGACCCGTAGCCAAAAGAACTTGACCACTGTCCTACCTGATTGATTTCGCACGCGCTGTTGAGTTGCAGTCCGTTGTGGCTCATCGCGTCGAACGGCGCGGCAAAACAATTCTGCCGCGCCTGCACCTGTTGCGAGTTCGAAAGATTTTGCGCCGTATCGTATTGCAGTGCTGCGACCGCTGCGGCGAACGTGCTCGAGGAAACCCACTGCACAGAGTTGCCGTCGTTGTAGAGCACGAAGAGCAAGCCGGTCGACGATTGCCACCACAGCGAACCCGGCGCATAGGTCGTCGCTGGCGTGGTGTCTTGAATGTAGACCGCAGCGCCGCCGCCGCCCGCGACCCACGCATTGTTCTTGCGTCCGTAGGTTTGCCCATCGGCGGGCGCGTCGCCAATCTTCGTCGTGTCGCTCGGATGAACGTGATCAGCGCGTGCATAGCGCAGCGAGTTCCGATTGCCGCAGCGGCATCCATCAGCGGAGCGATGCCCGACGCTTGTGCTAGCATAAATGCGGTCGTCGCAATCTGCGTCGTATTGGTATCTTGCGCCGCTGTCGGTGCCGCTGGCGTGCCGGTGAAGGTCGGCGACGCTATCGGCGCGCGGCTCGTGTCGGTCGGATGCACGTGATCGCCACGCGCCCACCGCGTTGCCGAACCGGCGGCAGCGGTGCCGTCCATCGCTGGTGCGGCGCTCGATCCTTGACCAAGAACGAAGGCTGTCGTCGCTAGCTGCGTGGTGTTGGTATCAACCGGCGCGGTCGGCGCGGTCGGTGTCCCGGTGAACGCTGGTGAGTTGACCGGAGCTTGCGCCGTGTTGGTCGGATGCGTGTGATCAGCGCGCGCCCAATGCGTTGACGTGCCTCGAGCCGCGGTGCCGTCCATATTCGGCGTGCCGTCACCCGCTGCGCTCCCCTGATTGGTGACATAAGCCGTAGTCGCAAGCTTGGTGCTGTTGTCATCAACCGGCTGCGTCGGTGCAGTCGGCGTGCCGGTGAAGGCCGGCGAAGCCAGCGGCGCTTTGGTGTCAGCATATTGCTTCGTTGCTGCGCCGAGTGGTGCCGTTGGATCGGCGCTGAGCGTCAGCAATCCTGTCATCGTGCCGCCGCTCAGCGGAACGACTTGGCCCCATGCGCCATTGGCGCGACCGTAGAAATAGCCGTCATGCGGCCCATCGGCGATTGCATTCGCATCGACATAATGCTTGGTCGCCGCGTGATTGGTCGCTGTCGGATCGGCACTGAGCGTGAGGAAGCCGGTCATGGTGCCGCCAGCGAGCGGCACGGATTTGACCCACGATGTAGTGGAGCCTTGCCGACCGTAGACGCCGCCGTCAGTCGGTGCCTCGGGAAATGCGCTCTTGCTATCGACGTACTGCTTTGTTGCGGCCTGAAGATTGGCAGTCGGATTGGCCGCGAGCACCAATGCGCCCGTCATCGTGCCGCCCGCTAGCTGCAAATATCCTGAGAGATCAGGGACCGGCGCGGCGATGACCCATTGATGCGAGTTGCCATCGTAATAATAGACGTACAGACAGCCGTCCGTGCTATTCCACCATACCGAATTGTTTTGAATGCCTGTCGGCGGCGAGTCGCCGACATAGACTTGCGCAATCACCTGTCCCGGCGAGCCTGCCGCTGCAACAAGCGTCCATAAGCCAGCCGACAAATCGGCGTTGAAGTCCGATCCTGAGATGTGTCCCGTTGTCGGAACGTAAGACGCGCCTGCATTGGTGACGAGCGATGCGGGCGGCCCCGTGGTGTAAGCCGTATCTGTCTGCCAAGGGACAGGCGGCGTTGTCCACGGCGGCGGACCGGGCGGACCTACGGGCCCCGTAGGGCCAACGGGACCAATCAACGAAGTCGGCGAGCCCCACCCAACAACGGTATTGCTCTTCGGCCCGTAGATGGTGTGATTGGTCGTGTCGATGTAGAAATCGCCAGCGTTACCTAGCGACGGATCGGGCAGACCGCTGCCGTTGCGGATTGTATTGCCGGGAGCACCGACCGGACCTTGCGGACCCGCAGGGCCTTGCGGACCGATGGGACCAATCAAAGAAAAACCGGGCGGCCATGCGCCGCCCGCTTTCGGTCCATACATCAGTGCTGTTCGCAGATCGATATAAAAGTCGCCGTTGACTCCGGTCGTCAACGACGGCGGCCCATAGCCATACAGCACGGAATTTCCGCGCGGACCCGGCGGACCTTGATCGCCTGTGAAGATTTGCGTTAGCGGGTCTTCGTCCGCGACCGAAACGTCACCAGCGAGCTCGTCTTGGATGATCTCGACTTCGCCGATATCGGTGATGACTTCTACGTCACCACTCGGCGAGAGCGAACCGCCGTTGCCGTTCGTCATCGCGACGGACCCGGATTGATGGTCAGAAGACCATTCCAGATTTTTTTCTTGATACTGTTGAAGGTCATGATCAGCGATTGCTCATAAGGTCCGGTCGAAAGCTCGATCAGGCTTTCCTGTTCAATCAGAATTGTGAACTGTCCCTGCGTCGGATCGGTGATAGTGATCTCGCCGGTTTCAGTCGAGAGCGTGAGAAACGCGGTCACATCCTCGGCATGGCGGCGCAGCTTCATCACCATCGACGCGCCCGTGATGTCGATGGGATGGCCAGCGATATCCTGATAGGCGAAGCTGCGGTAGAAGTCCGCATCGTTCTCGACGGTGATGTTGACGGTCGCCATTACAGCCCCACGTATTCAGCGTCGATCTGCGAGGGTACGGTGATGACGTTGGTGGTGATCTTGTTGGCGCAATCGGAAAACACCGTGTAACAGGAGTTGGTGTGATTGCCGACCGTGGTTGCCATCTCAATCGTTTGCGAGGCATTGAGGGTATAGAAGTTGCCGTCTGATCCATACCATTGCGTTGTAAAACTCGGATTGGCACTCGCGGCGGCATATGCCCCTTGGATCAGGCCACGCGAATAATCGTCGGTTTTGACCGGCACGCCCGCTGCGATCATGCCCGCATTGACGTGATTGAAACGAGTCAGCGCGTTGTAGTTATTGAGTTGGTTTTTGTAATACTGATTGATTGCAGGCTGCGACATTTGCGTGCCGTCCCACAACCACGCGGCCATCCAGTTTTGCAGGTAGTACCAAATCTCGCCCTCATTGTTGGCGGGATATGGTGACATGCCGGCGTTTACCGTGACCCAATTGCCGTAATCAACGTCAGTGTTTGGATCGACATAGATGTTGCGCGCGGACGAGTAGACCAGCGCCGTATTATGATCGGCAACGACCCAATACCAATCTTGCGAATTGAATTGCGGCATCGGTGACTCCTTCTAGATATATTGGCCGCCAGTGTTCTGTATGCCCGCCTGATTGCCGGGGAAATAATTCGGCCCCAACCCCTGCGTGTTGAGCACACCGTTAGCTTCCACATAATACTTCGGCCCGATCACGTAGCCGGGATTGATAAACGTGGTTTGACCGGGCACCGCGCATTCCATCGAACCGTTGGAATGAGCAATGGCAAAACCAGCAGCGCCGGTATTGTACGAGCCAAGAAATGTCCACGTCTTGCCCGGACCGGGATAACCAGCCTGACCGATGAAGCCGCCGAAGTATGCGCCGAACGTACCCATGCCGACGCTGTTGCCAGCGTTGAATACGTGCGAGCCCATTGAGATGTAGCCCGCGTAAGCTTCCCAAATAGTGAACGGGACATAACCCGACGATGCGGTGTCATCGGTCGAGACGGTGCCCGCCGCTGATCCGACGAAGCAGCACGGCGGCCCTTGGCCTGTGCCGGTAGAAACGCACAAGCTTTTCACGATCATCGTATTGCCGTGCGTGCTCTGGAATGTGTGATGATCGTTCGCGCCTGTGACAAAGGTCGCGGTCTTGCCCGCACCGATAATGGAGACGCTCGGTCCCTGATAGGATGGTGTCGATACAGCTTCGGGATAGGTGCCAGCCGCAACACTGAGCGTCGCCATGTAGACGCTCGGTCCGTACTTGAAAACTTCATTCATGCCGCGCGTGATGGTCTTGAACGGACCATGCGGGCCGCTGATCGTCGCCGACGTGCCATCGTAAAGCGTATCGTCGCCCGTTGTCGCGTTGATGTACCAAGTCGTATTCGCGCCCAAGACGGGAATGAAGCCGCCCGTCGCGCCGAAATTGATTCCGTATAATTCAAAGTTGTTATGCAGCTTGCTGTAGCAAAGCAGCGACTTGTAGCCTAGCGGAAGATCGCCCGCCTGCACGGGACCGCCGCCCCGCCGCACGATGTTGCGTGCGCCAAGCCCGTTGACGCTGATCGTCGCTGCCGCATCGTTGGCAACAACAGGCACAACGAAGATGAACATGCCATCATAGTAGGCATCGGGCGCGGGCTGCAGATTGACCTGCAGATTGTTCTTCGTTCCGGTGTCCACGCCATAATGCATCATGCCGGTTTGAATAGCTTTGGACAGCTGATTCAGATCGGAATTGCTCGGCGTGATCAGTCCGGTATTCCTGAAGAGATTGACGAGTTCGCGCTGCGGATACTCGATAGATGCAGCTGGCGGGATCGAGCCTTGAATGCCGGTCGATGGATTGCCGTTGACGTAAGGCGTATCGCCCCACACCACCTCGGGCGGTTTTCCATAAGGCTGATTGTAGTCCATCGATTTGTTTTCCTCTCTTTAAGGCGTGCCCGCCATCGGATCGTCAGGATCATTCAAGCCGCCCAGATCGAAAATGATCTGCGTGTGCGCCGGCTGCCAGCGATTGAGAATGCATTCCAAGTCCTGCGGGATGGTGAATTCCAAATGGTAATCGACGCCGCATTGAGACTGTGTGCAGCGAAACCAGATCAGCCCTTTCGACGAGACGTGAACCGTCCAGTAGTAACGCATCTCGGGCGGCCCAAGTCCGTAGTTCGGCCACTCGCTCAGCTCGCCACTCTTCACCGGCAAGCCAAGCGGATCGCAGATCGGACGGCCCCACTGATCTTGCATAAACGTGCCGTCGCCATAGACGCGACCATCACCACAGCAATCGATGCCGACCATGAACGGACGAAATTCGGAAATGGTGATGTCGTAGCCAAGCTGCTTAGCGAAATCGATGTAGAACTGCCGCGACTGCGAGCCCAACAGCGTCATGCGTTGGACGACTGCGAATTGCCGCTCAGAGATTGTTTGCGGCGCGCTGTAGCAGGGATCTGGCAATCCCCAATTGCGCTCCCAATCCCGCAGCAGCTCGACGGTGGAGCGCGGATCGCTCTCGATCTCTAGGAGATCGGCAGCGCGGCCATCGACCCAGCCCCAATAATTATTGAGGCCATCGCAAGCCTTCCAAAGCACGCTATCAAGCGAATGCTTCGGCCACGCTTGACCTTGCGGCAACAGCTCGAGGAAGGCATCGCGATAGTCGCCGCCAGCACGGCGGACATGGCGATCAGGCACTTGGGCATTATTCATAACCTATGGTCCCAAGCACCGCCATGTAGCCCGGAGCCGTCATCACCACGTCGGTGTCAGGTAACGATAAATAAAATGATTGAACGCTCGGCGCGCTCATGATCGCGTAGTTGATCCACGACACATAGATCGTCTGACCTGGCGCGGCCTTGTCGAAAAGCATCTGCTGTATCTGCGCCTCGATCCCGGCTTTGCACTCGTCGGTGTTGGGAACGAGATTGCTGATCGTGACGTCGAGGATTTGCTTGATCGGCCCCGACGTGAAGCAATCCTTCACTGCCACCGGTCGCATCTGATCGATGTAAGCCCCGACCGCAGCCACATCGCTCGGCTCGGGGAAACCATCATTGCTCGCGCGCAGATCATCCATAAGAAATCTTACGGTGACCGTTCCAATCCCTTGCTCGACCGTTGCCCATGCGCGCGTCACACCGGGGACTGCCAGTGCCCATTTGACGTAATCCGAGAGATCGCCGCCCATCGGCGGATTGCGAATGCGCTGCAGGATACGCATGCGCAGTTCGTCGTCCGTCTCGGTATCGGTGCCGCCTTGCAGCAGCACAACGGTCGCCACGGAGCTGACGCCGGGGATTGGCGGATTGAGAGTGAGCGTGCTGCCGGTGACAAGATTGCCGATACTGCCGGGATCAACCGCGCGGATCGGTCCCTCAACCGGCGCGTTTGCGCTCGTCGTGATATCGGCGGTCGTTTCGAACATCAATTGGCCCGCGCCGATGCCGCCTGTCGTGCCGGTCTGCAGCTGCGATCCCAGCGGAATCACCGTGCCGTCGATCAGGCCAACGAAGCTTGCGGTGCCGCTCGAGAGCGTCGCCATCTTGCGACCTGTCGAGCCATCGGAATTGACCAGCCAGATTTGGCCATGACGGTCGAGCCATTCCGTCTCGGCTGTGTCGGGCAACAGCTGCAGCGATAACCAATCGATATATTGCAGCGTGAGATGACAGAGCGCGCCTTGGTTATCCGAGATAACACGCAGCACGCTGTTCGGGACGGTCGCATCAGCACCGGGCAATGATGCGTTCACGCTATCGCGGACCAGCGAACGAACGTCGCGGAGAGTAGGCGTTGACCACGGCATTAGCTGTTCACCATCGCACCCCAGAGCACCTGATATTGCAAATTGATCTCTTGCTGCGGTCCACGATAGATGCGGATCAGCGCGTCAATCCGTTGTCTATCGACTCGGGTCGTCCAGACATTGAAGCCTGAGCAAATCTTGCGATCCACGAACGGCTGGATGGCGGCTTTGATGTAGTTTTCAACCGCTGCCATGGTCGAGCCTTGCGAGGCCTGCGCTGGCGCGATCTTGGAGCGCCGCAATAGCCACAGCTTTGAGCCGATGGGCCAGCCATTCCAGATCAGCTGCGCGTCGAGATCGCCCCACCATCCTTGCCGATCATTGGAATCTGGATCAGGCAGCAGGTCGTAATCGCCAGCGAGCGCATTGGTGCCGAGTGCCACGATGACCGCCGTCGCCAAGGCATGCGTATCATCGAGCGTGCCATCGGACAGCAGCGACCAATCCAGTGCCACAGAATAATTGGGATAGACGTTGTTTTGGACGAGGCGGATGTCGGGGAC